TTGTCCTGAACATCAATGCGGGTTTATTAAGATCATCTCTAATCTTTTTAAAGTGCATCACAATGCGTTTATAATTTGTATCTGAAGTTGATTTGTCTATTAACGCTACCAATTTATCCAAAATTGGAAACGATAGTTGCCAACAATGTCGATATTCGCTCGCAAAAGTGTAAACTTCTGAAGAATAGCCAGATTTAATTTCATCTAAAGGTTTTACTAACATTTGTAATAAATCATTTTGTTGTTTTGCAGAGAATAAGCACCAAGCTAACTCTACAACATCATTTGCTGTTAAACTAAAATTTTCAGCTTTAGGTTGCTCTATAATTAGTTCACCTTCTAAAACTAATTTATGACAATAAGCTACCGCCTTCGGTAAATCTACTTTAGAAATTTCATCAATACTTTTTACATTCATATATTGGTGAACAAGATTATAAGCATCAGAGTAGATTAATCCCTTTTTGCTGACTAGCATATTAACCGCATCTCGTAAGCCTGTGCGATCATCTACTGTTGTTTGAGTTCTCTCCGCTTTACCTTTAAACCAATAATTGTATAAAGCCTCAAAGCATTCTTCTTGATACTTAATAACACGATCCTTTAAATCCGGTCTAACTTTTTCAGGATTAATGCTAAATAACCAACCATTCAATTTACGAATTGGCATACAGAGCATTTCATAAGTTTTTCCATCTGAACCAGTTGTTTTCATATGAGTACAACTGAATTTATCTTTTGAATTTTCTAGCTTTCTTTGTTGCGTTCCCCAAGATAGTCCCAATGCATCAACTATAGGTTTAACAGCTGTATAGATAACATCTTCAACTTTTAAAGTAATAAGTTCTGCATCATAGAAAGTAATTGTTTGGGTAGAGATTTGAGTGTTCATTGTTATATTCCTTTTGAATAGGTTGGGCGGATAGGGTGTTCAAAACCGATATAACGACGGCGTGGGTATTGGTTATTTCCTCACCACCCTATCCATAGATTGAGTTTTATTTTTGTATTGAAATTAGCTAGAAAAGAAAAGGAAAACACAAATTTCAGATACAAAAAAATCACATTAACGTAGTGAATAACGGTTATATATATTTTACAAGGCGTTTTGAAGCACCTTGATATAAATATTAAATAAGAATATAGGGATTGTCAAATGAAAAACCCCAACCAATTTTCATTGATCGGGGTTGATTGCTCTAAGGCATAAAAAACTCATCTTTCGATGATAATCGCTCTTTGGCGTTATTCCGAAATTTCTTTTAACGTACCATTCTTTTTCGCTTGTTGATACGCTTTTTTAAATTTTTGGGCTGCTTGTTTTTTCATTTCGGCAGCGGTCGTTTTCTTCATCATTTCATTCCTCCTTGTAGGATGGGGTTTTGATCACAAAACAATCTTGATGACTGCCTAAATCTGTTATTGGTTGAAAGTTTACCATAAAATCGCTCGGATTTGCACAAAGTTTTTTATACATTCTGATTAATGAAGGACGTTCTCCCACAAAAACATAACAATCTGGCTTAAACCTTACATAATGTTGATAGACAATTTCCTCAAGTTTTTGTTTTAATTCGGCAATTTGTTTTTTACCAAAGTTATGATCCAGCGGTGGAGCGTACAAGTCGTCATTTTCTATTTCAAGATAATCTTTCACAAGAAATTTAATGGAATACACCTGACGATGATGAATGTATTTTGTTATATTCTCGTCATCATTAAAGAAAAATAACGTTTCATCATCTTTTGAAAAAATGGCTAAGTAAGTGACATTTTCAATATTAAATTCGGTATGAATATAAGTGATGTTATTCTCATTTGTTTCAATAAACTGCACTTCTAATCCTTAAGTTGGTGCCAAGAGGTTCGTAAACCGCAAGAAGTCGGCTGGGATTATTCCCCTTTCAGGTATTTTATTCTCCGCCCTCTCGGCATAGATAGATGTGTACGTTCAATTCGTGAGAAAAGAAAAAGGAGAAACACAAATTTTACGTATAAAAAAACCGCTATGCTGTCGGGTGCGGATTTCCGCTTCTTGTTAAGGCTATGACACCTTGATTTAAATATTAATACTAATTGATTTTGTTGTAAATGATTTTAGATTGTTTTTAGCGTCAATAATAATTCTGAAATTGCTTTTAATAAGTTAGGGCTAATCCATGCCATTGAAAATATAAAAAATAAAATCAATACCACGTAAGCAAGTTTTCTTGCTTTATCCGATTTGTCTATCATTTCTAGCATTTTACAAATCCCTTCTGCTACTACATCAAATAAGAATATGCAATCATTAGTGCGCTAACTCCCAAGCAAGTTGCTAAAATCAATGCAGCATTCGCTAATTTATTTCCAACTTTATCTGCGCCTTCTTTACTCATTTTTCCACCTACCTTTACTTGATGTTTTGGTGTATACTTAATCAAAATTGCTCCTTAGTTTGCTAAACTTGGATAAGAGGTAAAGAAAACCCCGATTGTTGGTCGCAATCGGGGTTTGCTGTTTAATTTATTCAACAATAAAAAAGCCTGTCTTTGTAAACAGGCTTTAAAACTATTCTTTTTTGTTATTTTTGCGATCTACATCGACAAAATAATATTAACCAGATTACATCTTCATACACGGTATTTATATTACAAGCTCCACAACAACAAAGGAGCAACTATGAAAGCACGATTTAAGGATTGGTTAATATTCAATCATTAGCTATGTTCTAGTTTTGTTTTATGACTATTTATAAATGTTTTCAAACCGTCAATATGTTCTGCAAGATCACCTTTTACATCTCTTCCCATAGCATCTAGAATAAAATATGCTCCTTCCACTCTCGCTAATTTTGCAGCAGGAACAAAATCACTATCTCCAGAAATCAAAATAATTTTATTTGCTAATTTTTTTAGAACTACACTTGTAATATCAATACCAAGTTTCATGTCTACGCCTTTTTATTTTGGCTTTAAAGATACATTATTTGGATTAATCTGCTTATAATCTACTTCCCCTTTAATCAACTTTTTAAAGTTATGTACTGCATCTACGCGAATAAATCCCCAATCAGTTTTAGTGTCAACACTTAACTCGCCCATTCGGCAAGCAACATAAGGCTGATGTAACAATGCTTTATGTAAGGCAAGTTTATATTTAGTTATATCACTTATAGCAAAGTTAATCTCTTTCCCCGTTATTGGGTGTTGAGCCTTATTCATCAATGGTGGACAATCATAGAAATAGATACGATAAAGCTGTTCTCCATTGCGTCTATCAACATGACGAATCCAATAACGCCACATTTCTTTTGCTAATTTATCAGGAGACATTTTCATTTCTGGATCAACTTTAGAAGTAAATATGCGGATAAAAAAGCCAGCATCAACAAAAATAGCTACTTTTCTCTTCATACGGAACCTATATTGCATATAATAAAAAAGCCTAAGGGTCATCTATTTCGGAATAGTGAAACGACTCGCCAAAGGCTGGATGTAAAAAAACATAACAAGTATAGTCATTATGTTTGTTAACTTTAAGTATAACAACTCCAGTTTTTAAATACAATATAGATCTTACTAATTACTTTTTACTTACCTCCGTGCTAAAAATTCTTCACTACCATCATCAAAATCTTGGTTATTTTTCACCGTATTTTGGTTGTCGAAAAACGACATAAAATCAGTGAATTTTGGTGATTCTTTTTTATAGTCGCTATTAATAGCCGCTAACAAGTAAGCGATTTGTGCAGTACGATAATCTTCACGCCACAGCCCGAAAGGTTGTTCTTGATAGAATTTTTCATATTCTTGCAAATGCCTTTCGGGCATTGCTTCAATTTCAGTTAAAGTTTTTCCCAATGCAAGCGATAAAGTTAACTGGAACTTTCTTCGCTCGCTGAGTGTTTTGGGCTATCTTCATTTTCTGCTTGATTAAATGCGGATAAAACACTGTCATCTAACTTTAAAATGGACTCTAAATCTTCCCTACTATCAGGATCAAATAAATTATTACCATTTTCGTCACATAATTTAATCGCTAAATTACGAGCTAGACGATATTTGTCCGCAATCGGTTCTAACTGTTTAGTTAATTGCTCTTCATCATCAAAATTGAGATCAAGACCTTGCTCAATAGCTTGAGCTTTCAGCCAGTTTTGATATTCAAAAATTTCACGATTAACATCTCCAACTGTAAAAGAGCGGATATAGTAGGTATTACCGTTAAGTTCAAACGGCTTTAGAGTAGGTTTAATCGCTAATAATGTTTCACGTGTACCTTGATTCACTGTCAATTTCCTTATTTATTAGTTAAAAGAGGTAGTTCAATTTGCATTTTGTTTTCAATAATACGGATTGTTGCTTCTAGCACAGGTTTTTCACCCTGCCATTCACGCAAACCTTTTCCACATAAACTGGCAAAATGCTTTTTCGCTTTGTGTTCACCAATAGCTTGGTAATATTGTTCAAGTAGTGTTGCTCCACCTTTAGCTAATTGTTCTGCCATATAATTAAAGGCTTTAATGTAAGAAATTTTTATTGCCATTGCTTTTTTAGTTCTATATCCCATTACTAAAAGCATAAAACCGTCTTTTGTCATTTCAAACATTGGGCGCTTTTCACCTTTTTTGTCGATATATTCAACCAAACCAAAATTGGTTCGGTTAAATTCATCATCTCCAGCCTCCAAAATTTCTCGAATATCTCGAATAACGTGGTGATGATATTTTCCAAAAAACTTTTGCGACTGTCTCTGAATTTGTCATCACTTTACGATTTTTAATTTGTACAAATTGTTTAAAATTTTCAGGGTTTGCAAGTTGCATAATAACGACCTCTATTTTTGGATATAAAAAAACTGCCTGTATTGCTACAAGCGGTCCTTTTTTTTACTGATTTATTTACCAATTATGCTGTAACCGGTAATATGTAATCGCGTTTAGACGGCTTAATCGTTACACCCGATTCAAAATTGCCTTTCACTTCACCACTGATATTGGTGCTGGTTTGAATAAAACCTGTGCCATATAACGATCCTTGCTTGTTCTTGAACACAATCAAATACGGGAAAGTTTCTTTGCCGTAGAACTTCTTGCGTAAATCTGCTTGCATTGCTGTGGCTGGCGCCCAGAAGAAAGTCAGTTTTACACTACCAAACTCGATATCACCTGGTTCGGTTTCTGTTCCCTCACTACACATTGTCGTAATATCTTCTTCAGTAAGTGTATCTCCATCTTTTTCAATGTTTTTAATCGCACAAAAGTTAGATGACCACGTCACTTTTTCAATCTGTGCTTTTGCGAAATCCGTTGGTCTATCCTGTGCTGACCAATCCACTTCATCTGCTAATGTAATGCTGTCGGTTTGGACTGACTTGACTGGATAGTAGCCATCTAATGCACCCAATCCCGATACTTTAATACAATCACCTGCTTTTACACCACTACTTGCTACTGTAAGTGTCGCCTCTGGGGTAACAGTACATGCTGTAATTGCTTTTTTGGTTGCTAAGCCAGTGCCGATATAGAATTTTGTCCCCTGGAATGGGGTAGTCATTGTTGCCATATATTAGTCTCCATATATGATTTGATATTGTAAATTTGCTATATACCAAGTCCGTTTCTGCGCATCTTGTTCATAGTGATACCCAGTTAAATAACATTGCTGTAATGTATCCAATTCGTCATCTTCAAAGGCTTCCGCCAGATGTTGAACGATTTGCTCAGCCAGCTCGTCGAGCGGAGCTTCACCTTGGGTTGATCGTTGATAAATGGCAATATTTAAGATTGCCTCCCACTCACCACCACATAACCCTGTTGGCTCGCTTTGCGCATCGTCAATAAAAACCGCCAGTGTGGTTGGTTCATTGTCTAAGTCAATAAAGGTTGGTCGCCCAGCCCAAACGTTAATTTCAGGGTTTAACATTCGTAGCTGTAAGGCGATCTGTTCTCGAATCGCTTTATGAATCAGCATTTTTTCTCCCTAAGAAAAGACCGCACTTAAGCGGTCTTTCAATTCTTTCTGTAATTCGGTGGGATAATCTTTAAGGGCTTGTTGGTAAGCCGCAGTCAATGGCTGGCGCAGTGGAATTTTCACCACGTCAATAGAATAGCGCGCACTCCCTGCCCGTTGCATTACGTGCGTGCGTCCATTAGCAAGGGTTTGGATAAAACCACGTTGTACCGCATATTTCCCCACCATAATTGCGCCACGCCCTTCCCACACCCGATTCGCTTTGCTCTCTAACAGGCGAATTAGCGGCAATGGTGATACATTAACGCGTAACTGCGCACGCAGCTTGGTAGCGGTTGCACGCTGATGTTTGCTTTGCCTTGTTCTGCCTTTTAGGGTTTTCACTGGCACTCCGATGTCTTTAGCAACATTTTTGGTAGCTTGATTGCGCGCCTTTGTTGCCAAATGATTGATGGTTTTTGCTGCTTGACGATTAAGCTGCTTCACCACCTTATTCGCATTACGTCGGATTAAAGCGAGATCTTGCTCTAACGTCATTATTTACTCCAGTTGCAAAATGATCAGTTGATCCACCAACTCAAAGGCTTTAACCAAAAACTGCTTATCCCCTTGTTCCGCACGGTCACCAACACGTGGACGATAACCGCTTTCTTTAAACAGTGTTAATGTGCGCTTAGTGCCGTTTACCCGATATTCTTCGTTATGCTGCAACATTCCTTCAAAACGCTGTGGCATTTCATCGTAAGTGGCGGGGTAAACAACACCTTCAATCATCCAAGGCGACATCATGATATCTGTTATCGCCTTATCTGCTTGCGCTAACGCCTGTTCAAACGGGTTAAGCATTGATTTTCACATCAACTTCTTCAGATGATGTGCCTGAGTCAGTCCACGCAATACCAAGGCGTTTGTTGCTGGCAGCAGTTTTGGTTGCGCCATCTGAATCAGACCAATACAACACATCACCTTGTTTAATGTCATCAGCTTGTTTGGCTTTTACGCGCCATAAACCGCCGACAATCCCTGTGCCAGTTGCTTTGTTTACAACGTCGGTAACTGCAACCACAATCAGATCTTGCAATACCACTACATCACCACTTTTCACATTTCTTGTCGCGACAAAATCAATAGTATCGCCGTTTTGAATAAAGTTTTTCGCCATAATATTTTTCCTTATTACTAAATAAAAAAAACCGCCCAAAAGAGCGGTCAGTTTTCCTTATTTTTATGCATTAGTTACACGTACAATACCACGGTGATCTAACACATTTACCCCTGCGTCAATTCGTACCTTAGTGGTTACACCATCAACAGTAAAACCTGTTTGTTGGTCGATAAATGGTTGTTCAACACCATTGAGGTAAGATACTTCAATGGCATCTTTATTGAGTAAATACCAAATCTTCGCATTCTCTGCCTGTAATCGTTGTGATTTTGTCACCGGCACCACATCTTTTAATGGGTTAATAATGCCAGAATTAATATCCGCTCCTTCCACTGAACTTGAACCAAGAATCTGTTTTGCTCGAGTATAAAGTGAGGTTGGTGCAAGTAAGACATCTGGCTCAATCGCAAGCTGCTTACCATCAAAAGATTTTTGTGCATTCATTAGCTGAATAGCTTTATCAATATTACTTAAATCCATTGCAGCACCTGTTAACGTATTTTTATGAGCAACATCATAAAGTTTTTTACCGTCGTAACTCATCACAGGATCACCAAAGAGCTGAGCAAACACTAAATCTGCGATAGTCGCTCGTGCAGCTTGACCAAGTTTATAAGGGACTTGGGTCAGCATATGCATATCATCATTGATAATAAGTTGGCGTGTAAGACTGAATAAAGCACCGTAAGTAGCGAGAGATACTTGCATTCCAGTATCACCAAGTGTTACGTAAGTATATTCAGCCCCTTCACGCACTTGTGGCAAACTATCAAAACCACCTAAGCCAACACGATAAGCTGGACGAAAATCAGTAAGCGTGCCTTTATGCGTCCACTGCTCAAAGTTTTCACTGCTTTCTTCCCAACCTTTTAATACTGACTTATGGGCAACATCAATTAAAATTTGCCCAAAGTCAGAAGTAGAGTGGGTAAACGCCATGCCTACCATTTGCATTGCATTCATTCCAGCAATGCCCACGCCACGATCCACCAACGACGCACGCGCCAATTCACGCAAGGTCATTGAATTGTAGGCGTTATCTTTTTCTGCTTTTTCAAAACCTGCACGTGTAAGCAAAGCGGCTTTCACGCTATCACCGACAATATTACCGTTGTCAACGTGAATATGGTTTTGTGACACACTTGGCGTGGTGTTTTCACCGAGTTTCGCCAACAATTTATCTTTAGCTTGCTCTGCGGTTATCGTAACATCACCTAAGCATTCCACTAACAAATCATTAAATTGACCGTTAAATGGAGCAAATACCGCCTTGATTGCCGTATTTCGTTGTGCCATTTGTGCTTGCACTTGTGCAGTATTATCTACCATTTTAACCACTGGCTTTTCGTGTGCTTGTGATTGATCTGCATTTTGTTCTGGTGCCACATTCTGATTTTTTGCGTTGCCTTGTGGCTTCAACAACATATTTTTGAGTTCATTAGGCATATTAGTAAAATCCTCTATTTTTTTAGATTGAATGGAAGCCATCACCACAAGGGGATCGGCTAGTTTGTCAGCGAAACCAAGCTCAACGCATTCTTTGCCTGTAAGCCAAGTTTCCACAGCGAGCATTGCCGCTAATTCATCTTCGGACTTGCCTGTTTTCGCGGTGTACGCCATCAATAACGTACTTTCCACTTTATCCAATAAGTCCGCATATTTACGCAGTTCTTCTGCATCACCACCTTGAATGCCCCATGGCTTATGGATCATTAGCATTGCGTTTTCAGGCATAATGACTTCATCGCCCGCCATTGCGATAACGGAAGCCATAGACACAGCAAGACCGTCTATATAGACGGTCTTATTCGCTGGGTGATTTTTCAGTAAGTTATAAATGGCTATGCCATCAAACACATCGCCACCGGGCGAATGAATATGGAGATTGATTTGCCGCACGTTGCCAATCTCTTTTAGTTCATTGGCAAATTGCTGTGCTGAAACGCCCCACATTCCAATTTCATCATAAATAAAAACCTCCGCACTTTGATTGGCGGAGGCTTTAATGGAAAACCAAGACTGATTATTCATCTTGTTTATCATCGCTACGGGTGCGAGTATCATTTGTTTTCGTTTCATTGATTATTCCTTGTGTATTGGTCAAATCCGTATCAAATTTAAGACCTGCTTGTTTATTCTCTCGTACTTCTACAATACGCTGGCGTTTCACTTCTGCTTGATTATTGCCACTTGCTCGGATTGCTTGTCCCTCTGTTGCTAATCCTCCTTTGATCCGTTCTTTCCATGCATTCGCCTCTTTGATTGGATCAATCCACGGCATTACTGGACCAGAATAAACTGCATTAAACAATGATTCTGGGTCAACATCAGAGGGAACATTAATGGCTTGTGCAGCAATTGCCATTTTTAGCCATTCCCGATAAATTGGACGAGAGATTGCCGCCACAAAGGTATCTTGTAATACCGCATAACCCTCAAAACTTTCGACCAACTCTTGTCGTTGAGCGGAATAAGTGCCGTTGTAGTCACGGGCTATACTGGAATAGCTTGAACGTGTACCAGCCGCAGTAGCACGTAATTGTCCATTGCGGAAACTCTCTAAATTGGTGTTAGGGCGGTTAGAATTAATTAAACCAATATCTTCTCCTGGTTTTAAATCATCAATCACCGCACCAGGTGCAACATCAAATACCCGCTCATCTTTTTCATTTATGTCATCTACATCATAAAGTTGAGCATCACCTTTTTTAATATACATTGTCATTGCTGCTGCAATGCGTGCAGCGACGCGCTCACTTTCTTCATAGTCTTTCAGATCGGCTAAACGAATAATGACACCATGCAGCATACTCACGCCACGAATTTGATGTAATCGCTTACGAAAAGCCAAGTGCAACATATTTTCTGCCGAAACAGTTTTGACTTTGTCGTAAAACTTACCCGACTCTTGCGGATTATCTAAATAAACTTGATAACCTGTTGGCTTACGCCACGCATTCAAATAAACACCTTGTAATAAATTTTCTTTTGCCACATCAGTATTCATCGGCACGAAATCTGGCTCTAAGGCTTCCAATGAAAAAGGAATACTTGAAGCATGAGTTAAACCGGGTACTTTTCCTTTCACCAACTGCACGAACACTTCGCCATCACGCAACCAAGTGCGTAATAGCATTCGTTCAAGAGCAGGACGGGTATACAATCCTGTTACTTCAGGTTTGATCGACCATTCCGCCCACAATTTACGGATTTTTTCCGCAAGTGCTTCGTGAACATCACCATTTTTCATTAAGGGTTGTGGTTCAATATGAATGCCTTTTGAGCCAATTACCCGTTCTTCGAGTTTATCCAAAATCCCAATTACAATATCATGATTTTGATCTAACGCTCTTGCCTGTTCACGCAAACTCACCGCACTTTGTCGTACATTGGTATTCGCTCCTTGTCCGTCTCGGTTAGCTTTATGTGTTCTGCTAGGTATTGCTGCTTCATAAGTGTTGAGTACATAACGGCTTTTAAACCGTTTTGCCGCCCATTGTGGCGACAGTGTTGCAATCGTTTTTTCTAAAAAGTTCATTAAATAAACCTCGCATACTTAAATCTATGCTTTTTCACTTTCTGCCCACTTGTTGCTAACATTTCATCTAACATTACTTGATACCGATCACGTTGTTTGGTCAATTCACTGATTTGCCAAGAAACTGAGCGACCATTGAAGCTCACTTGGCTTTGTGCGGTTTCTATTTTTTCATCAAGTAAGCGAATTTTTTGTTTAAGTTCTTCAATGGTATAAAGGCTCATCATCACCACCAACGCAATGCCGATATTAATGGTGTAATACCTAATGCTAATACAGCAAGTGCAATCAAAATTATCGCGATGCCGATAGCAATTTTAATAAATGGGCTAGCATAAGTTTCCACTTCTAATCCCTCCTTTGGGTGGATTTTTAACTTTGTTTTGCTATAATTGCTCATAATTTATTTAGTCATTCCTATTTAATGATTAAATGAAAAACCCCAAGGTGCTGCAAACGCCTTGGGGTTTATTTTTCCCGATTGCGTTGTGAGTTCTATTTTCACAACTTAATGTCTTCAATTCTTTTAAACTACTTTAAAGATTTTTCCCAAATAAAAAACCCCGACAGTTAAAAACCATCGGGGTTAAAAAATTCCAATAAAAAAGCCAAAATGTAATTAAATTACACTTTGGCTAGTATGGAAAATACTACTGCATTTTTTTGCACTAGTCAATTAATTCAACAAATGATCTACTGCTTTAATAATAAAGCCAACTGGTAAGTGGGCTTTGTCTTGAGATAACTACCTTGTCCTGAACATCAATGC